TGTTTAGCTTTAGCACCTTCACCAATCCTACTAAAAGCAGGAGCGGAAGTAGTTGCAAGAGTAGCCATGATAGCCATAGTAACTGCGAACTCAGCAAGACTATTTCCTTTATTCCACAAGAGTTGCTACTCCATCTACTAAAATATGTTTACCAACTTTAATTGCACCTATTGTATTATCATGCAAGTTTTGACACTCTGCATCATAATCGGATTGGGCAGTAATCCAAGAATCTGTTCTTGATACTACCGCCCCATCACTTGTAATTACATAAGTATGTCCTTGTGCATCAAATGAAACTGTTTCTTCAGGACTAAACCTATAAGTATTAGTTTCACTTCCTCTAGGTTTAAATATATAAACCTTATGACCTTGAGCACATTTACGGACAAGCATTATGCTTCTGCTTCTTCCTCTGATTCAGATTCCAAAGACTCTTTTAAACGATTGATAAACGCTTCTTTACCAACATTAAGCTGGTCTAAGTTAAAAGCAGTACCATTGATTTTGTTTTCTAGGTCTGCTATATGATTTACCATTGTCTTTTGCTCATCCGTTAGGTCATCTAACAAATATTCTTTGTCAAATAAGTTTAACTTTTGAGGCTCGTTTTTTTGTTTTTTAGCCATTGTGTTATACTCCTATGTTATTAAAGTGCTTCTAAGTCTGATTTGAGAGCTTCCCAATCAGCTTTTTCTGATTGTAGCCTAGATATTTCGTTATCTTTATCTGCAATCTCTCTATCAATTTCAGAGATTTCAAAAGACTGAACTGCATCATCTAAGGCTTGTCCATTCATTGGATTAAATTGTTTCTTTACTAATTGCAATTCTTCATGTGATTCTTCAGCTTCTGCTTCACGAACTACATTTCCATCATCATCTAATACTTCGCTTACTGCTTCTTTATCGATGATTTTTTGCTTTCGTACAGAACAACATTCATCCTCTTTACCTTGAATATAATTTATCATTATTTATCCTTGAGTTGTTGTTTAAGTTCATTTACTTCGGCACTTAGTTCTTGTACCGCTTTAATTAATGGAAGAACAAATGCTTCAAAAGATACGTTTTGTCTGCCATCAGGATTTACATCCCATCCGCTAAAAGTATCTACACCTTGTTTATCCAATGCTTGTTTTACTTCTTGAGCAATTAAACCATGTATGACTTTATCGCCACCCATAGGCTCTTTATCATTCTCATCATAAGCGTTCCATTCTTTTGGAAATTCGCTTGGTGATTTATGCTTATATGTTACTGGTCTTATATCGTTTATAAAGTCAAGACCTAGTGTATCATCTTTAATTTCTTTCTTTTGTCTTTCATCAGAAGAGTGTGTCCAAGTAGCATTAGTATTGTAATCATTATAAATATGACTTGTATTATTACCAATATGCACTCTTGAATCAGCAGTTCCAGTAAGACTTTTCCCAATCACAATTTGATTTGATGAATTATTAGCACTAGTATCTGCTGTATAACCTATAATTATATTATCTTCGCCAGTTGTTATTGTATCTCCTGATGAGTAACCTAAAGCAATATTTCTTCTTGCAGAAGAAACTGAGCCTAAAGTATTGTATCCTACAGAAGTATTCCAACTTCCATTCGCCCCACTTGCTCCTTGACCTGCTAAAGCACCTATATAAGTATTTACACCACCAGTTGCATTTGCTCCAGCTTTATCGCCAATGTAAGTATTACTATTTCCACCAGCATTATCTTCACCAGCTTCATACCCTAAAAATGTATTACTAGCACCAGTTGTAATTGAGCGACCTGATTCATATCCGATAGCCGTATTATTAGCACCTGACGTTAAAGCACCAAGAGCATTATAACCTATTGCTATTGTACCAGTTTGAGTATTAGTGCTAGTTGCATCCATTGCAAGAGAACCAATTACAACACATTGTTTTAATTCACCAGTACCGCCTTGACCTGATGCATTTCCAATTAAAACATTATGGTCTGCATTATCATTGTTTATATATCTACCAGCGTAATCTCCAATAATAGTATTGTTATTTTCTCCATTATCAGCAGTTTGAAATGCTCCACGACCAAGAATAACATTACTTGAGTTATTAGTCATTGCATAACCAGATTGATAACCTATGGCAATATTATTAGCACCTGTTGTCAAAGCATTAAGAGCTTGTCTACCTATTGCTATTTGACCAGTAGATTGACCACCACTTGTTTTTCTAAGAGCATCTGTACCTATAGCAATGTTATGGTCTATTGTTACTCCACCAGTTCCTAAATCAGCACCACTTAAAGCATTAACACCTATTGCAATATTGTAATCAATATGTCCGCTTGTGCCTTCATCCATAGTTGACATTGAATTATAACCTATTGCAATATTTCCTATTTCTCCAGCACCTAAAGAATTACTAGCACCATATCCAAGTGCTGTATTTCTCTGCCCACTAGTAATTGCATTTAAAGCACTATAACCCACTGCTACATTATTACCACCAGTTGTAACCCCATTTAAAGCACTATGTCCTACTCCAACATTGGCACTATTATTATTTCCAGTAACACCTTGACCAGCTAATGCACCTATATATACATTAGAACTTAAATTTCCATTTGCACCAGCACTTTTACCAATAAAAACATTTTCATCTCCACCAGTAGTTGCATAACCAGCTCCGTAACCGATTGCAAGATTATAAAGACCATTATTATTATATAAAGATTGATAGCCTATTGCTATACCATACACGCCACCAGTACCAACTCCCATTGCTTGATTACCAATAGCAATAGTTCTATTACCAGTTGCATTTAAACCAGCATTTAATCCTATTATTACACAATTTGTAGCACCAGTGCTATCTCTACCAGCACTATGTCCAATATAAACTCCATTGTTTACATCTGTAACGCTTTTACCAGCTTGATATCCTATTGCAGTTATTCCTGAAGCACTAGTGATTGAAAGTAAACTTTGATAACCTACAGCAATATTGTTATTATGCGAATTACCACTAGCACTTTTCATTGATTCATAACCAATGGCTACATTATAATCTCCATTTACATTATTTTGCAATGATAAGTATCCATTAGAAACATTTCCAATACCAGTATCATTCTGATATTGACTTCTATAACCTATAGCATGATTTCTTTGTTTTCCGCCACTTCCTATTTGCATAGCACCAGCACCAATAGCAATATTAGAACCATTTCCACTTACATGAGATTGTAATGCTTCTGCACCAACTGCAACGTTACTACCTGATGTTGTATTATCTCTTAATGCCCTATAACCTAAAGCTACATTAGAAGCAGAAGTTGTATTACTTTGAAGTGCAGTATATCCTAATGCTACATTGTTGCCACCAGTAGTAGCTCCTTTTAATGCCTCATATCCAACTGCTGTATTATTACTATGCGAATTGCCTGATACACCTTCTAAAGCACCTTTACCGATTGCTACATTAGCACTTCCAGTTTGATTTCTATATAAACTTTGTATGCCTAATGCGGTATTATATCCACCAGTAGTAATTCCAAGCATTGAAGTATGCCCAATAGCGGTGTTTTCCGTAGCAGTAGTAATATTTGTCAAACTTTGATAACCTACAGCGGTATTGTTTGAATGTGAATTACCACCAGAACCCAACATTGATTCATGTCCAATAGCGACATTATTACTTCCAGTTTGATTTAATGCATTAGCATTATAACCAATAGCTATAGTTTTTTCACCAGTAGTTAAATATTTTGAAGTGCTTTTTCCTAGTCCTACATTATAACTACTACTAGTAACAGAATTTAATGATTCATGCCCTACTGCTACACTATTACTACCAGTAGTAATTGAGTATAAACTTTGATAGCCTACAGCAGTATTGTTGGAATTTGAGTTTCCGCTAGCACCTCGCATAGCTTCAACACCTATTGCGGTATTGAACTCTCCAGTTTGATTATAATACCCAGTAGAATAACCTATCATCGTATTGTCATTGCCAGTAGTTATATTATAACCTGCACCATTTCCTAGTAGTGAATTAAATGAACCTGATGTCATTTCAAAACCAGCTTCTTTACCTACCGCAACATCATGATTACCAGTTGTAATTTTATATAAACTTCGATACCCTACAGCAGTGCCATTAGAATGTGAATTGCTAATAACACCATACATTGCTTGATTACCTATTGCAACATTATAAAGTCCAGTTTGATTAAATCTTAATGCATTTGCACCAACACCAACGTTTTGTTTATCGCCAGTTTGAGAATATAAAGACCTGTAACCAACTGCGACAGAATAATCTCCATCTGTATCTGTATATAAAGATTCATATCCTAATGCAGTATTATGTCCGCCAGTAGTTAAATTATAACCACTTCTATATCCATATAAAACATTTGAATGAGCAGTTGTTATATCATAACCAGCTTGATAACCTATTATTGTACTACTAGAAGCACTAGTGATATTATAACCTGCTTGTACTCCAATTCCGATATTATACTGACCACTAGTAATAAAATTGTGAGAGAAATAACCAACAGATACATTACCACTTCCAGTTGGAGCAATTCCACTAGTACCACCATATTGAGAAAAAGCACCTAAAGCAGTATTTTGAACACCACCAGTTCTATTATATTGCGACCTATGACCAACCGCAACATTGTAAGTATCTCCACTAGCATTATAAAATTTTAAAGACTCTTGTCCTATTGCAATATTTCTTCCATCATCATCCGCACTTTGTAAGGCTGAATACCCAATAGCTACATTTCCATCTCCAGTAGTGATATTTGCACCAGCATTTTCTCCAAAAAAAGCACTATAATTACCACCACTAGCTAAGTCATTTCCAGCATTTTTACCAAAGACTGTATTTGATGTACCACTATCATTATTAGATAGACTAATGCGAGAGTTGTCATCAATTATAAATCTTGTATTACTATTAGGTTGAAAACGAATATCACTACCACTTTTTATATAAAATGGGTCAGCATCTGTATGAAATAATTCATTTCCATCAATTTGTAAATTGTATGTTCCATCGTAAATATGTAAAATTTTTGACGGCGAGGATGTGCCGATACCAACCTTACCATCGTTAGCAATGGTCATCATTTCTTGGACATTATTTGTATTATCAGTATAAAATCCAAAACGACCTTGATTTATACCTTCGTAAATATATCTAATATATCCATCAGCGGTATCAGCTCTAAGATGTAATTGAGAATATGCTCCACCTGTACTTGAAGTATTTTCTATTCGAAGTCCTTTTTCAAATAGACCAACTCCTGTATCTGTTGAAGTTGTTGTGTTATCTGTGTATTGAACACTTAATTTACCTTGTACTATCTCATCATAAGCAAAACTACCACCACCCTCAACTTTAAAATCTCCAGTAATAGTTAAATCGCCATCAACTGTACCGCCACTAGCTAAACCAGCACTTACATTACTTATCATTGATTTTAGCATTCTACTATCCTAACTGCTCCAGTTGTTGTTGAGGTTGAGTTATAATTAAAATAGATCGTATTGCCCAAGCCTCTTGGAACTGTAATAAATGTGAGTGTGTTCTTTGGAATTAATAAATCGTTTGAAGCATTTACATCTGTTTCACTAGATGCGAAGTTAAAATAAATCTCTACTGCACTATAAATACCTACAGATCCTGTAGATGCTTTGAGTAGTTGATGTGATGTGTTTGCTACATCAGCACTAGAACCTGCTGTCCCTGCTGATGCTACAGTCCATTCTCCCCCGACTGTAGTATTTAATGCTTCCTGTACTGAATATCTGTGAGTATCTGCCATTTTTCTCCCTCTCTAAGCTATGACACAAGCGTGAACGAGACTTGTAGTCTAATTATTTTTTCTTTTTCTTTTTGACCTTTTTAAACGGAGATAGGTCATCTTCTCCCTTTACCCTTATAAATCCTGCTTGTTCAAGCAATTCTAATTTTTCAGGGTGTTTACTAAAGACTTCATCTTCAAGTCTTTCTAGTTTTGCTAATTTCTCTGAATACCAATATTGCATGTTATCTCCTAGTTATTGGGGGCATGAAAAACACACCCCCAACTATTACTAATTAAGTTACGTTTGTAAACTTAACACCTTTGATGTTATCAGAATCGTCAATGAGTTTTACTCCGTAAAGTAAATCACTAACAACTTTAGTACCAAGAGCATCGATTGAATACTCGCTCTGTACCCTGACATCGTTTTGAACTGCTATTACACAAGCAGACTTGTGAAATACAGCTCCAGGAATTGTAGTTGCAGTACCACCAGTAGAAACTGTGTTTGACATATAAACATCAATTCCATATAGTGAACCAACTAGACCTGATCTTAAACCACGATTACCTTCACCGACTGCATCATTTCTAATGAAATACTGAGCAATACCAGCAGATGGGTTAAGTATATCTGCAAATAGAGTTGGATTAACAACCATTGCACACTCACCATCCATGTAAGGAATATCGTTCTCACCTAAAATAGCGAGTACGCTTTCAAATACACCAGCAGTTAATGTGTCATCAGCAGAAAGAGCTTGAGATTGATTTAAGCCATCTAACTCAGCCCAAATATCAGCATCAACTTGACGAGCAAGAGCCTCACCCATCATTCTTGAATACTTTTCTACTAAGTCAGCTTCTGATTGAATCATTAATACATCTTCAAATAATTTTGCGACATATTTATGTTTATTAATTGTTAATTGAGTTTCTGTGGTTGCAGTTGCATCATAAGAGACATCTGTACCAGCATTTTTATCTGTAGCACCTATCAAAGACATTTCAGGAATATGAATTACATCCCCATAACCTTTTCCTGCAACAAGAGCAGAATAATCTTCTACTAACCCACGAAAGACAGTTTTTCTTTCAAAGAATTTGTAGATACCATCAGCCCAAATTTCAGGTATAAAATGTTGGTCGGTTGATACTGTACTAGGATTTCCAGAATAAGTTGCCATTTATTTTACCTTTTCATGTATGACTCCAATATTGTATTCCAGTTCTTTCTTCTGTCTGCTCCTGACATTTCAGTCCAATCTCCTACTTGTTTAGTTGGGATTGTTCCTTTATTATCAGGTGGGTTTACAACTTCTACGTTAGTAAACTCTTCAACAATACTTAAAAGAACTTCTGTATCAACATTGGCAAATTTTTCTCGTTTATTTTCAGGAAGTTGAGCTAAAGCACCTTCACGAAGTCTTGCATCCATTGTTTCCCATCTTTCCTTATAAGGCTTGTAGGATTCAATTTCACCAGCAAGATCTGCATTTAGTTCTTGCCATTTTTCTTCTTCACGAAGTTTTGCTCTTCGTTCTTCTTCCTCTTTACTTTTAAATGACTCAAGTGCTTCACGAAGGTTATTTCTTTCGTTAATAACTTCGTTCAATCTTGAAATCGGTACATTGTTTTCGACTTGTGTGTCGGCTTCCTGTTTTACATCTGTTTCGATGGTTGTTTCTTCTGACATTTTAACCTCTTCAGTGAGTTATGAAATTGCAAGAATTACCCTTGCATTAATATATGGTATAATATAAATTAGTACATTAATCTAATGCAAGAAAAAAATTACGAATTTAAAAAAAAGTGGTTTGATTATTTAGGTTATAAACCACATCAAGGGCAACTGCCTTTACATTTTCCTAAAAAGCAAGATGCTAGATTTCAAGTTGTAGTATGTGGCAGAAGATTTGGGAAAACTTGGGCAAGTGCTATGGAGGCTACTTATGTAGCATCGCAACCTAATAAACGAATATGGGTTGTAGGTATGTCCTACAAGAAAGCTAGGCTTATATTTAGAGAAATATGGCAGAGAATGGTTATAGGACACCCTGATGATGTTGATAAAGCATCAGAAAAAGATATGTATATTCGTTTTAAGTGGGGAACTATTGTAGAGGGAATGTCAGCAGATAATCCTTCTAGTCTTGTGGGAGAAGGTCTTGACCTACTTGTAATTGATGAGGTTGCCAAGATGAATAAGAAGATATGGGATATGTATTTATCTCCTACGGTAGCAGGTAGAAAGGGAAAAGTTATTTTTATTACAACACCTGAGGGTAGAAACTGGATATATGATTTGTTTAAATTAGGCAGAGATGATCCTATGTGGGAAAGTCATAGCTCCCCATCGTGGATAAATGAGCATGAGTTTCCATTAGGTATTGAAGATCCTGCTATAATAGAAAGAAAGAGAAATATGTCCAAAGAATTATTTGGTCAGGAGTTTGGTGCAGAGTTTTCTGTATTTGAGGGTAAAGTTTGGGATTTTAACAGAGATTTAGATGTTGGACACTATCCTTATAACCCTAATTTGCCTACATACTGTAGTATTGACTTTGGTTACAGGCAACCTGCTGTTTTATTTTTACAAACAGAGTTTGATGGCAGTATTGACCATATTAGAATATTTGACTCTATATTACACAAACAAAACATTAAAACAGAAGATTTAATCAAAATGATTAAAACAAAAGGCTATCCTATACTATCTTATTATGGCGATCCTGCTGGTAGCAATGTTCAAGGACAGAGTGGTGCAGGAGATATGGAGATATTTAGGAGAAGTGGTATTAGAATTTTATCAACTAGAGATAGAATGAGCAGAAATCTTGTGGCTAGTGTAGCTTATACTAGAGGATTTTTTGAAAGTGCTGATGGAGTAAGGAGAGTGCATGTAGATACAAGATGTAAGGAAATAATAGAAGATTTTGAAGAATATAGGTATCCTGAGAGTGAAGATGGCAAACCAATTAAAGAAGAACCATTGAAAGATGGTTTTCACGATCACGGAAACGATGCATTTAGGTATTTTATAATCAATAGATTTCCGATGAGAAATCAAGAAATGAAGAGGATTCAAAGATAATGGAGAAGGTACTAAAAGATAAATTATTGGAAACTAAGCTAATGATGTCTCATGCTAGAAGAAATGAGATAAGAAAACATCTAGATTATTATTCAGGTGTCTCTACAGACCAGTATATTAATAATTATTTCACAGGGGATGCTTTTAATGAAATACCCCCAACGCTTACTAATTTTACTAGAAAGTTTATAAACAAGATAAGTAGAATATATAGCTTGGGTGCTAAAAGAACAGCAGGAGATAGTAGTGAAAGATATGCAGAGCTTATTCCCACTAAAGATGTTCGCATGAAACATTCTGAAAGAATGACTAGATTACTAGGAACTGTTGCTAATAGAGTATATTGGATGGATGGTGTATTTGATTATAGACCTATTTATTATTTTGAGTCATACTTTGACGAGAATCCATTTGAGCCTAGTGCTATTATATATCCTTTGTTAAATAGCACAGCAGACTTGTCTAATACAGCAGATTTACAGTGGGAATACTGGGATGCAGAGAAATATGGTGTTATGAATGAAGAAGGTGAGTTGATGTCTGAAATACCTAACCCATATGGCATAATTCCCTTTGTATTTACACACAGAGAAGATCAGATAGACTCATTTTTTGTAGAAGGAGCATCTGATATTGTAAACTGTAACGAACAGGTTAATATTGCCTTGACTGAAATGAATCTCGGTATGAGGTTTAACATGTTTGGACAACCGTGGGTAACTGGACTAAGAGCAGACCAAAGTATGTTGAGAGCAGGTTCTAACACTATTTTAGATATGGGAGAAGATGGTGCTTATAATATAACTAGCCCATCAGGTAATATTGATGAGGCTATTAATAATATTAAGTTTCAAATGGAATTAGTTGCTACAAATAATCATCTGTGGATTACATGGGCAGAATCAGGTGGAGAAGTTCCTAGTGGTATTTCTTTGATGATTAAAGATATGGAAAGAAAAGAAGATTATTATGACGATATAGCTCTTTGGAGAATGTATGAAAAGCAATTTTATAATGTAGAAAGAGTTATAGCAGAGTATAATGGTATTTCATTGCCTGAAGAATTTGGAGTAGATTTTGAAGAAGTAGAATACCCAAAGACAGTTCAAGATCAGATACTTAAAGATGAATTTGATATTAAAAACAATCTTATAACTAGAGCAAAAATAATGGTTAGAGATAATAAAGATTTAACTGTAGCACAAGCTCAGTTAATTATAGATGAAAACAGAAGTATTAATGAGCAAGAAAACCCTGTGGTAGTAAATGAAGTTAAAAATAACGACTAATTATAGTTTTTCTAAGTTATCTGATAATTTAGATAAAATAATGAATGACTCTTTAAAAGACTATTCTAAAAAAGTAGCAGTTAACTCTAAGAAAAGAATAGACAGGGGATTAAGAAAACTTAATGATGTTACTATAAAGATTAGAAAACATAGGAATCAACCTCCAAGACCAGCATTAAAAGCTAGTGGTGCTTTATATAATAGCATAAAACCAGTAGATGATGGAATGCAAATATTAGAATATGGAATACTTCAGCATGGTCAATTTGGTGAAAAACCTAAAAGTTTTATTACTGGGGAAGGAAGTGCTGTCCCTAATAAAGAGGTCTTACCAAGACCATTTATAACTATAAATATAAAAGATAGACAAACAGTAAATAATAAATTTGTTTCTAATCTTAATAAGAATCTAAAAAAATAAGTTATTGTATTAAATAAGTTATTATCCATAGATTAATAAATGGATAATGAATTATTAAGGCTACTAATTGATTACATGGTTCAAAGAGAATCAGATATAGTGGATTTAAACAAAAAAATACTTGAATTAGAAGATTTGATGGTTATAAACAATAACCTACTGGGATTTTTAAGTCAAATTATTGCCCCATACCAAAAACAAGAAAATATCATAGATAGAGAAATACAAAACTATTTAGCTAAATATGCTATCGAAAATGAATCTTGGGGTAAGTCATAATGAATGATTTTGGGTTTTTAAAGTGTATTTGCTTAAAATGCCATTGGACTTGGGAAGTGTTATCTATAGATCCCGATAGAAACCAAGAATGTCCTGAGTGTAAGTCTTTTGACACTAGAAGTTTTTTAAAGGACTTTGATATTTAATGCTTTTTCTCGTTTTTCTACTTTTTCCTGCCATTCTTTACGCTGTCTAGGTGTTTGTCTACCTTGTTTAGGCATTTCTACACCTACAGCCTCTGCTCTTTCTCTCCACCTCCTAGCCTCTCTCCGTTTTTTATTTTTCTTAGCTTTTTTCTTTTCATCTAGCTTTATTTGTACAGGATTTTCAGGAACTATTGGTCGTTGTGGAAATACTTGCACTTCTTCAATATCTTCAATAATCTCTGCTTCAACAGGAACTTGCGTATTTAAGAACTTCTCAAATGGGCTTTGATGGTTATCTACCTCAACTCGTTTTATAAGTTTACCCGAATGTTCTAATACGAGCCTACCAGCCTGAACATTACCAGCCTCAGCCTCACGAACCATACTATTTAATACATTAGGTAATCTAGCACCAAATGTAACCATATACTTTTGATAATATACTTCTACAAACTCAGGATCTTTGAACCAATTTCGTATTGTAGCTGTCGTAACACCAGCTTTATCTGCAACAGCTTGTATTGACGACTCAGGAGCAGAAACTAGCATATCTATAGCGATAGATTTCTCTGGTTTCCACTTAACTGGCAATGTAACACTCATAATAAACCTCTATTTATGGTATATTCTACGGACTTTAATTTTTTTATACAAGGGATTTTACCTGAATCCTAATAAGGCAATACTACTACTATACAATACACAAGATAAAAGCGTAGCTTTTATTAGGACTTTCTTTCAAAAAATTTTTTATAAGATTGGGCTAAGTGTTTGTTATACAACATTTTGTGGGGAATGCGAATACACGCTAAAAATTTCTAAAATATACGCCTATCGGGGGTAAATTCCAAATAAAAAATAAAGTTTTTTGCAAGATAACTAAAAACAGGGACAAAGTCAATAGGCAAATTAAAAAACTTTTTTGGGTTGCATTTGTGGGAGGTATGAACGTACAAAATTTAAAATCCAAAATAAAAAAAAGTTTTATTAGGAATTACGATAAATGTTTTGTATTAATACCATTCTTTTCTCATATATACAAGGGTTAATTTAGTGCCTAGTTGGATTCATGCAAAATTGATAGATTTTCACGACGACAAAACGCCAATATATAGCCAAATTCTTTAGATTATGCTTTTTTAGTAGTAACATACTTACGGATCACTTTCTGTCCATTTAGAGCCTTTTTTGGAGATCCTACGAAGTTTTGTAAAAGTCAAGAAAAAAATTACATAAAATGAATTTTTTTTGGATAGATTTAAAAATAGATGAAAAAAATACTTGACTTTCTCATAAATTAGAATATTTTCAAATCATTAATGGGAGCCAAAAAAAAATAAAGTTAAATGATTAACTTTTTTTACTTGACACATCCAAAAATAATTTTTTACATTTGAACTCAAATTAAATAGAAAGGTTATCAATTATGAAATTAAAAACTACTTACAAACAAATTAAAGAGGGTACGCACCCCGAACATTTAATTAAGGTTGGTTATTGTTCTCTTCAGTGGTTGCTAGGCTACAAACAAGCTTTTGCATATTCTTCGGGGCATTATGGTTGGAATTGTGATTATTACGAATTTAATCTAAATGGAAAATACTTTGTAATTTCTACAGGATATAGACCGATTGGAAGAGATATTGATTACAAAATAGTAAAAAAATATGAAGATAAGGCTAGTAAATTGATGGGTAATTATGACAAGGAAGTTGTAAAAAATAGACCTCAATTATTAGACAAAGTTATTGAAGAATTTTTAACAGAAATAGAGGGGTAAAAAATGGTACATGATTTTTTAGTTTTATTTGTTTTGTTTGGAATGTTTTTTGGGTTGCTTGGTGTGGTTGGTTGCATTGTCCAAATAATTAGGATTGAAATGAAAGAAAAAAGAGATAGAGCAACAAAGGAAACAAATGCAAAAATAGAGTTACTTGAATTTATGGCAAGTCAAACAGATGAAAACGAGTATTTCAAAATGTGCGATGAATTAGGGCTTTGTAGTAAATCCTCAGTAACTGAAGTAATTCTTGGTATTGAAAAATAAGATTAGCTGAAGATGGCTTTATTAGCCGAAACACCCAATATTTTTTGGGTGTCCTAATCAAATTAGAAAGGTAATAAAATGAGTGAAAAAAACGTAGTTATCAAAACACAAAAACCAACCGATGATGATATTAAAATGGTCATTAAGGCTGGGATTACACATAGTTTAGAGCAAGAAAAAATGGCTCAAATCATTGTTGCTGATATTGTTAATATGAATAAACAACATTGCACTACTAAAATGACTAGGGCTTTAGATGACATTTTTGCTAATGGAGAGGCTGAAGAGATAGACAATACAAAAAAGTTTGTTAAAACTCAGCTTCAAACTATCATTAAATCAAAAGCCGTTCAAACAGCTTTATTAGGTGAAGATATTAAACTAAAATCTTTGACTATTAAAAAAGTAAACAACGGGGTTTTAGATGGTGATAAGTGCCTAAATAAAGACAAATTCCAAGATAAGCATTTAGGTTTGTTTAGGGTTATAATTGAAAGCAAAAAAACAACCCCAAAGTCATTTGATGAAGAGCTAAATAAACTCATGGAGAAACATGGCAAACATGCAAACGACCTAATCAGTAGTGCTTTAAATTGGTTATCAGTGGAACAGATAATGGAGGAATTAGAAATAAAACAAGTAGCATAATCCTGTATTATACTGAAGATGACCTAATGAGGTCGAAACAGGGGTTTTATATCCCCTGTCTATAATTTGGAGGAATTATTTATGAACTTAAAACAAATTGAGAAATCAAAGCTATTTCAAGATGATTGGAATAATTGCACTGTAATTGCCTCATCAATAGCTTTTAATTTAGATTATGACAAAACAAGCCGATTTTATACCCTACATGGTAGAAAATGGAGAGATGGTTTATATCATTGCGATACTGATAGAATCATCAAATTACTAGCCGAGCAAGAGGGTTATGAGGTTGATTTTTTTGCCTTTGATAAACATGAGGCAAAAATATTAAAAGGCGTTTATAATTGGAAAAGAGGAAAATTTATAAAAAGACCTCATTTTCAGCGTTATAAATTCCAAGCTGATAAAAAGAATCCAATGGATTTAATGACCTTAACTCACAATCTAACACCTAACAATCAGCATATGTACTTAGAAAGAGGTGATTATATTTTAGGCTGTCAAGGTCATGTATTAGCTGTTAAAAATGGATTTGTGGAAGATTGGACAGAGGGTAGAAAACACAGAATAAATAAAATTTGGAAGATAACCAAAAAAGATAAAAAAGTTAAATCTTTAACTTTTTCAGAATACTTCAATAATAGAGAAAGGTTGTTCTAATGAGCAAAAATAAAATGAATAAAGTAGTTACAGATATGCAAAAGAAAATAGCACTAGCTGTATTAGATGAAATAGAGGAACTTATAAATACAGGTGTGTTTTATAATTCGGGTTGGGATGAACCCGAACTAATGAAAGACATGGGTTTTAGGTTTGATGATGATGATTTACTTGGTGGTATTGAATTAGCAAGGGAGTATATCAATGGATAAATTTGTAGTTATTGCTAATTGGGATTCATGCGATTCTATGGTCTATGGGTTGTTTGATTCCATTGAAGATGCCAATGAATTTTGTGATAATTGGAAGTGGGATGATTACGATTCTAGGCATGAGTTATATTTAGAGGTTGAAAAACTAAGGGAGGTAAAATGAATCATTTATCTGTTTTTCTAGCTATTTGTATAGGATCAATTTTTGGCTTTTTTATATTAGGTGGTCATTATTTCCTTATATATCTTAATTTATTATTTCCTAGTTTATTTTGGATTTACATGCTAAGTTTACTGATCAAAAAATTAAGGAGTTTAAAATATGAATAGTGTTAAGAAAGGTATAATTGGAGAGTCATTTACAAAAATTGACTTAATTAAGCGTGGTTTATATCCTCACAAAGTAGAGTTAGATGATGATGGAGTAGACTTTATTGTCGAGAAAAAACCACAAGAGATTGGAAAAGGTTTATATACTAAATCCAAAACGTTTACTCTCCAAGTCAAATATAGAACTATTTACGATAGTAAAGATTCTGTAGTGTTTGATATAAAAAAGACTAGAGCCGATTGGGTTGCATTAGTACATGAGATTGAACAACCAAATGGTTTGTCTAGTGCTATTGTAATGTATGTGAAAAACAAGCGTTATAATAAGCGTTGGCAAATTAACATAAGGATTGGTAATAGTTCCAATAATAAGCAAACCAAGCTAGTACATTATTGGCAAGATTATATAAATCCTGAGTTTTAAATTGCTTGACTATAATTTATATTATATGTAACTTCAAATCTAACAATAGGAGAACTTATGGAGATTATATTAATGTTATCTATTATGGCACTTATAATATGGGTTGCTAAATTGAAAACAGACTTAAACATTGAGAGAATGAAAGTAGATACTTACAGGTATTATTCTCTCAAACTTAACCATCAAATTAGGGGGATTAAATAATGCTAAATAAAGTTACAAAAAAAGAGTGTATGGAGGCTATCGAGTATTTATTTACTATGGGTTATACTTTAGAAATGACTAGCGATAAGCGATTTTATACTGAGATACTACTTAAAAAAGTAGCTAATGATTATAATATTAAACTTGATGGCATAGATGAGGTTGATGAATAATGAAAACTAATAGTAGTGAATGGAGAGATAAAGAGGCTGACCAGACTATCAAACATTGTAAGAAATGTAATAAGTGTTGGGAAAGGATGGATATTGAAAAGTCTAGATTAGGTGGGCAAACAATAAATAAGTATGTTACGTTCTATGAGGACTTTGTAACATATGGTAAGGCTAAAGTTACTTGCCCTGTGTGCGAAGGTAAAACATCACATGCACAAATGCTTAGAGATTTTGTCTTATATGAAATAATAAAAAGTTAAACGTTTAACTAATTAGGAGAACAATAATGTTAAAGGAAAAACAAAAGATAGCATATCTTGAAACAAAGCAGTACCAAAAAGATTGTACTGAGTTTAATAAAGAACTATGTGATTTATTATCTGAATATGTAAATAGCATGAGCCAATTAAAGTTTGATAAATTTTCTGAGGTTGTGCTACCTACTGTATTAATACATCATATTAGTAATTATTTTGAACATAATCTTATAAAAAATGAGGAGTCTTTAGATGCTTTTGTTGGCAGTATAAAAGACACCATAATGGATAATTGTGGCATAGAGCATGAGTGCAATGATTATAAATTCATTGAGGACTTGGGGGCGATTGCATGAATGTATTAGAATTGTTTGCAGGTTCAAGATCACTTTCAAAAGTTGCAGAAAAATTAGGTCATAATACCTTTACATCTGATATTAATAACTTTGATAAGATTGATTATGTAACTAATATAATGGACTTCAACCCCAAGAAAGTACCATTTCAACCCGACTTTATATGGGCATCTGTACCTTGCTATACATTTAGTGTAGCATCTATAGGTCATCATTGGAAAGGGGGCAACAGAAGTTATACACCTAAAACCTCAAGTGCATACATGGGATTAGCTATAGCCAAAAAAACTATAGAGATTATAAATCACTTCAATCCTAAGTATTATTATATTGAGAATCCTAGAGGACTATTAAGAAAGATGGAATTTATGCGAGGCTTACCTAGACATACTATATGGTATTGTCAGTACGGAGACGACAGAGCCAAGCCAACAGATTTGTGGACTAATGACAAGTCTTGGATTCCAAAGCCTGTATGTAAAAATGGAAACAAGGATTGCCACCACCAACCTGCACCAAGAGGTAGCAGAACAGGTACACAAGGTCTTAAGGGTAATTATGAACGCAGTATAGTACCTAGAGACTTATGTTATGATATATTAAAAGATAAGGAGATATAATGACCAAGAGTAAAATACTAGCCGAGATTCAGAAAATGATAATGGGTTTAGCAGAATCAGAGCGTAGAGATGTTTATAAATTCATATTTCACTTTATTGATAACATGGAAAGTTCAACGATAGATATATCAATTAAACAATTTAAGAGGAGATAATATGGATAATGAAGATATTATTGAAAGATTAAGGGAGATAGAATATTTAGTAAATTATATGCTATCTAAAGATGAGAATACAAAACTTTCTGATATTGAATATTATATTGACACTATCAGTTATGAAATTGAAAAACTAAGATTGGAGTTAAAATGAAAATGCCTAGAGTTTATATTAAGGATTATGTTTTAATAAAATATGAAAAGGAATCTAGTAAACTTAGAATGTCTGGTGGCAGTTGGACAATTAATGTAGAAAAATTTCCACTTGCAAAGTATCATACTATTCGTTATATTACAAGGCAGTATGTCTACGATATAGATACAGAAGATGCACTTTCTAATGGTTTTTTTAAAAATCTAGGTGGTGAAAAGAAATTAGTCGTACCTATTAAACATTGGAGAAGAATAGAATATGCCCTATCCCTTTATAAAAAACATATTGCCTAAACATAAGGAGAATAATGATGTTAAGGATGAACCGAGAAAAAAATACAATAAAGACATCCGTAAAAAATTATTGTGCAAATTATGATGCAGGTTATAAATGCAGTGGTGTTATGATTGATAAAGACCTCAAGCAGTATATTGATGAGGATTATTATAATAAACCATGCAAGATCGCTAACGGAGAAGAGTGCCAATATTATGATAATATAGTAAGAAAAACAGCAGGTTTCTAAAGGAGGAAAAATGATTAATGGTTATTTTGGCATATTGCCAACCAATATAAGACATAATAAAAATCTCAAACCACTATCTAAATTATTGTTTTGTGAAATAACAGCAAGTTTAGAAGATGATGGTATATGTGTAAAAAGAAATATATACTTTAGTAAAATAATGGATATATCAAAAGTATATGTATCAAGATGTCTAAAAGAACTTAGAGATAATGGTTATATTCATGTTGAAATTGAACTTGAAGAAGGCACTCAAAGGTTTATAAAAAGATACATTACCCCTATACCCACAGGTAATGGGGTAAACCCAATTACAAGCCATACCCATTTACCTGTAGTTAATGGGGTAGATAAATCTCACGAGGGAGAAAGTATGCCTACCCCTAGTACCACAGGTAAAACATTATTATATAATAATAATATAGATATATCTCATACCAATAAACAGGCATTAAATACCCCTATTAATAAATCTATAAACTCAGAGCAATTAAAATACATTAAGGAAGTTGTGAATAGTTTTTATAATATACAAAGCAGTAGGTTTCCACATTTGTATCCTAATTGGAAAGAGGATGGTAATTTAATAAATGAATCAATTAATTCTATTTATGATTTAATAAGGTTAGATAAGGTAGATTATAAACTAATTAAGAAAGTTATATCTTGGGCATTACAAGATAGATTTTGGCATAAGAATGTTTTATCATTAAGAAAATTAAGAACAAAATCAGAGAATGGTTTTACCAAGTGGAATAATCTATTAACTAAATATAGGAGTCAAGCATAATGACCTTTGAGGAGAATGGAATATTTGTGAATGGCAGTGGGCAGGTAAAGACTACTTGTCCTAAATGTAGTAAAGGTAGGAAGAAATCATACGACACATGTCTTTCAGTAAATGTAGATGAAGGTGTATGGCATTGTCATCATTGTAGTTGGAAGGGATCACTAAAAGAAAAAGTTAAACATTTAACTTTACCACCTATTGAAAAACCTAACCCACCTAAGACAGAAATACCCGAAGAAGTTTACAAATGGTTTGAGGATAGATGTATAACTAGAGCAGTGGTTGATGCAGAGAAAATAGGTTATGAAAATAGATGGATACACTTTCCCTTTTATAAAGATGAAGAAGTAGTTAATATTAAATCACGGACAGCAGATAAGAGATTTAAACAATCTAAGAATGCTGAGAAGTGTTTTTATAGATTTGATTCTATGAAAGGTATGGAGACTATTATAATTACAGAAGGTGAAATGGATGCTTTATCACTTGTACAAGCTGGGTTTATGAATGTTGTATCAGTACCTGATGGTGCTCCTGCAAGTGGCTCAAATCCAACAGATAAGAAGTTCAGCTACCTGTTGTCAGCAGAAGAGCATTTAATGAATGCAGAAACGATTATATTATGCACTGATTCAGATAGTGCAGGTAAGTTTCTTAGGGATGAGTTATCAAGAAGAATAGGTAGAGAGAAGTGCTTTAGGGTTACATATCCCGATGGATGCAAGGATATGAATGATGTACTTGTAAAGCATGGAGAAGATGAGGTGCAGAATATAGTATCTAATGCACATCCATATCCTATTGATGGTGTTATAATGGTGCAGGATATTGAAGATGATGCCATTGATTTATTATTAAAGCCTCAGCATAAGGGTTTATCTACAGGTTGGAGTGCTGTTGATCCTCATTATTTGGTTAGCCCATCAGAGGTTACAGTGGTTACAGGTGTACCTAATATGGGTAAATCAGAGTGGATGGATGCGTTAATGATTAATATGATTCAATCCTATGGTTGGAGATTTGGTATATTCTCAGCAGAGAATTTTCCAGTTGAACATCATTTACTTAAATTAGTAGGTAAATTTTCGGGTAAGGCATTTTGGGGAGAAGATAAATTAAATGAAGAGACAGCACGAGGCTCTATGAAGATACTCAATGACCATATTAAGTTTATAGGTACACAAGAGGACTCTGTAACTATTGAATCTATAATGGAACAGGCTAAGATACTTAACTATAGATTTGGTCTAAATGGTCTTGTTATCGATCCATGGAACACGATTGAACATAAATATGGGGATGGAGAGAACGAGACTTTATATATATCAAGAGTACTTTCACAGCTTAGTGCATTTGCTAAAGTAAATGAATTACATGTATGGTTAGTTGCACATCCAAGAAAAATGGAGAATGGTGTTGATAGAAAACCTGTTGTGCCTACTCCATATGATATAAGTGGTTCAGCTAATTGGTTTAATAAATGTGATAATGCAATTACTGTACATAGGCATAAAACAGATGAAGATGATTATGCAGGTATTCATGTTCATAAGATTAGGTTTCAATATAAAAATGGTAAACCTAATCAAGGTCATCCTGCAAAACTAAAATACAATTTGACTAATGGTAGGTATTATGAGTATTTTGAAGAAACCCAATTTAAAGAAAATCTTTTTGAGTAAGACCTCAGTTGTAACTAATGATAGGTACAGAAATCAAAATAAAGATAGACATCTGAGGCATATGCGTAATAGACTAGCAGAAGAGTTTGATGAGATTTGGATTAAATATAATAACAATAAAGCCACATATAGCCAATGGGAACAAGCATTGGATAAGTGGATAAGTTCGGAGTTAATATGAAAGTAAAACGATATATAGTAACACCCGATAAACATTTTCCTATGGCTGATATGAAGGCTATAAGTGTTGTTTGTCAAGCTATAGAGATTATAAAACCAGACGGATATATAGATTTAGGCGACACAGGCGAGTGGAGTTCCGTGAGTCATTGGCAGTGGAAAAAGAAGAAAAGACCACCACTAGAATATCAGATACCATTTGTTGATGAAGAGATTGCTCAAGTTAATAAAGGTATGGATATAATAGATGAATCACTAGATAAGGCTAATGTAAAAGAAAGACATTTTGTTGAAGGTAACCATGAAGATTGGCTTAATAGATTTGTAGAAGAAAACCCATACCTAGCTAAGAATTATAAAGTACCTAACGCTCTACGATTGAAAGAGCGTGGCTATAAGTATCATAGATTAGGTAAGATATTAAAGATTGGTAAGTTAAATTTTTATCATGGACATCACTATGCAGGTATTCAACATACTAGAAATCACTTACTTAGAATGGGTGGTAATGTTATGTATGGTCATCATCACGATATACAGCAATCTAGCGTAACTCACATTGATGGTGTTAAGTCTGCATGGTCTATTGGATGCTTGAAAGATATGAGTGCAGAGGCTAATGAGTGGCTTGGTAACAGGGCACATAATTGGCAACATGCTTTTGCCATAGTAGACTTTTATAATAATGGATTTTTTACTGTACATCTAGTTCAGATTGTAGATGGTAAAACTTCATTATGGGGAGAGTTAATTAAAGGTTGATTTATATCAAAGGAAAGGAGTAACTTCTGATATGAAAAGAGAGACAATAAGAGTTGAGTTCCCTGAAGATTACAGCAGTGAGGAGATCACTTTTGTAAGGAACAGACTATTCAAATTATTAGAGAGGCATTCATGCACTCTAAGAAAGATTTCAGAACATGAAGAGTGATGCTATATATTACGCTACTATAGGTTGGGATGGTATTGATGAGTACACTCAAGGAGACAGAACGATTACTAGGATGAATATTACTGATTTGATTGAGGGTGTACAAGACTATCTTCATACTTTTGAATCAAGGCATCCCTATCTAGAATGTGCTAGTGTAGAGTATAGGGATGGTAGGAAAACTGTTGAATATAAAGATTTGACAGAAACAATAAAAAACACAATAAAGGAGAATAAAAAGAATGGAAAATAATACATTCAAATTAAACCCAACTGATGCTAATGTTGTAGAATTGCTTTACAATCAACCTAAAACAGGTACTAATAACTATGGAGATTGGTTCTTGTATGGTGTGAGAAAAGATGGTGTAGAGACTAGCTTTTTTGCAACAGATGCACTGCATAAGAAGTTATCAGCTTATAGTCAAGGTGCAAAGTTAAGCATACAAAAAGAGGAGTATGCTCCTGGTAAATCAGCTTGGACAGTTAAGCCTTTAGAAGGTACAACTGCATCTGCTCCTACCACTACTACTACAAGAACAATAGATGAAAGGACTCACGACATACATAAGCAGGTATGTTTGAAGTTAGCTGTTGAGTTGTTTGGTACTAAGGAAGGTGATATACTTTCGGGTAAAGATGTGTCAATCATCGAAGCAAATACTTTGGCATTATTAGACATATTAGAGTACAGTGAAAAAGTTAAAGGTTTAACTTCTTCTGATGATCCTGTAATCAATGATGATATGCCATTCTAATTAATCCCTCTGTGAAAAAATCATTATCAAAGAAACTAGACCATGCATGGGCAGACAAAATTAAAGAATATGGAATGTGTGAATACTGCCACAAGACTAAGCCTCTTAATGCTCATCATTTTTACTCAAGGTCTATCCGCTCTGTTCGCTGGGATATTGATAATGGTTTTTGTCTCTGCGTTGGATGCCATGTGTTCTCCTCCAAATTCTCTGCCCATAAGACTCCTGCCGAGTTTGTTGAGTGGGCAATAGAAAAGCGTGGCATCCAATGGTACGAGACTTTAAAAGAAAGAAAGAACCAAGTAGTAAAATTTTTAGATAGCGATTATGAGGAGATTATAACTAAATTAAGGCAAATAGATTTTGATTTTTAGGAGAATTAAATGAAAGTAAAAAAGATTAAAGATAAGGTAATGAGCATTTGGAATCATACTGAAATGGAGATGGATGATTTATCAAAGGCTGGTATAAAGAAACACATCGATAAGATTAGTGATATAGTTAATGAACTTATTGGTGATATAGAAGAATTAAAAACTTGCTCAGTTTGTAGCTTTGAAGTCTGCGATACATGTGTAGATGGTATGGAGCAACAATATGGCGAGTAATATTTGCCCCTATAAATTTCCTTTAACATTAGAAACTCATAGAAAGGATTCTATGAGGTATGTATAGAAGAGATAATAAATGAATTGGCGTTCAGGGGCAAAAAACTTAACAAGAGGCAAGGGAGTGTGTATCCTTTCAGTTACTCATTCTTATTTCCATAGCATACTCCCTTCGCTTCTAAAACAAAAAAGGAGAATAAAATGATAGAGATAATGTTAATGTTTGTACTAGCATTAGTAGTTTATAATAGTAGTTTATGGGAAAGTGGTGCTTGGGAAACCACTAAGTCTAGATGGGTATATTGGAGAGACAAATGAGTTATAAACTAAGAAGTACATCACTATCTATGGTTAATATACCTAAAGATACTATAGAAGAGTTAGGTTGGAATATTAATGATGATGTCAATGTAATCATAGCAGAAGAGCATTATGGTGAATATAATCAGTTCACTCACAATACTATAACTATTGAAAGAGTGGAGGATTATAATAAATATATAGAGGAGGAAGAATGAATGAATACTTAAGTGATTGTTGTTATGCTCCATTTATTGAACCTAATTATCCCGATACAGATATATGTTGTTCATGTTATGAGCATTCGGGATTAGCGGAGATTGAAGAATGAATGTACCAGACTTTATGAAATGGGCAGAGTCTATGCAAGAAGAAGAGAATAGGCTTATGCTTGTAAAAGGAGAAGAGTACACTGTTTCTAATGAAGATAAGTTTAAGAACTTTAAAAGCATTGGAGAGAGAATGGAGTTAAATGCAGAACATGTTGCTTTAATCTATTTACTAAAGCACATGGACTCTATTAGGAACTATGTTCTTAATGGTAAAGAGGCTTCAGAAGAACCTATAATCGGCAGGATACAGGATGCAAGAAACTATTTATTATTGTTGGGTGGAATAATTGCCGAAAGAAAAAACACGAAAACTTGATTCTATACAATGGGTTATTGATGCACTTGATAGCCCTATAATAGAAAAGAGATCACGAGAGAACCATAAAACTGATGAGATTAGGGCAGATGAATCTTTATTTTGGTGTCCTGAATGCAGAAGAAAATGGAATATATTTGAGGGCGAAATGTGGAGTAGTCCTGATATGAAACTATGGGATGAAAAGATATGTCTAGATTGCGATTCCCCTGCAAGATAGAAAATGGTAGTTTGGTTCTCCTAAACAGGGCAGAGTTTGATAGTGCTATCCTTAACCTTTCGGGAGAGTATTATCTTGAACTTCACGAAACTGGAGTTCGCTCTGCCCAACAGAACAATTATTACTGGAAGATTGTTGAAATAATAGCAGATGACTTAGGATATACAACTCAAGAAATGCACTCAACAATCAAAGCACACTTCAATGTGCAAAGCACTAAAACCTTATCTACTAAAGAGTTTGCTACATTTATAGAGCGTATAATTAGATGGTGTGCTGTGGATCTAAACATAGTTATACCTGACACTAAAACTCTTCTTCGATCCTAAGAGACACATCAAACACATCAGGTGCTACCTGAGTCATTCCTAAATTATCTTGCCCAAATCTAGCAAATAAATAATCAGAGTAATCTGGACTATCTTTATCTTGAGTAAATATAAATGGTGTATGCCTACCATTTGTTTTATTCCATAAATCTTCTATAATTGCTTCATCAGTTGGTTGAAATTCATTATAGTTATTAGGCATTATATCAGTTGAATTTAGATAGCTAAATTTCATATCGTATGACATTCTACCACCGTATGCACCAAAGCTATTATAATATGTGTGAAATGGGCTTTTATTGCTATCAGATACATTGCTTCTTCCATGATTGGTCATTGTAGAATATCTCTGACCGCCTATTGATTCTTTAATATCAACCCCATCAAAATCAATACTTCTTCTTACTGATAAATCAGGACTTCTAGGCATATCATAATATTGACCAAGTAATACACATCCTATTTTTAAATTAGTTGATGCATCAAATGTTCCATCAGGATGCCCTACACTAGACTGCCCAACTGTTCCTTCAAACTGTATACCCCAGTATCTATGTGCAGACTCATCAAATGTAACAATAGTATGTCCTGTTCCCCATGATGATTCATCATCAGATGATGCTTTATTATTAAAAATCTCATGCGTTCCAATAACGCTAGTTAAAGTCATATTGCCTTCTGTATCATCAGCACCAGCGTGATCAATTGCTTGTACTTCACTTAATGTATTTGAGGCACTGATTCTTACTTTTGCATCTGCGGGGTGCATATTATGATTTAATATTGCCACAAAATCTACTCTAAAACCTGATGTTTTTAAATCAAACCACAAATTTACTGTACCATCAGTATCTCCTGTTGTATTAAACTCTACTTGATTTAAAGGCTTCATGTCATATAGCTCTGCTATATTATTTCCTGATACAACATCTATTTGATCTGTGCCTGTTGAGATGCCATAATGACCTCCAGCAGTATCTCTATTTTGTAAAAAATTTATATAATCTACATAAAATCTTGGTGTTCTAATGTTTAAATTTGCCATAGTTAAGCCCTTAACTTTTTATCCTACTTCTCTGCATTCTATTGATACAGCTCCTATTTTTCTGTTTAAGTTAGTTATCATATAGTATTTAGAACCTGACTCACTCCATGTATGACCAAACGGATTTATTGGCATATTATCAAATTTTACTATATCCCCTACTTCCATAGCGTATGATTTTCCTGAGTTAATAATATCGCATGAAATAATTTTTTTAATGTCTCCAAATATATTATTATAATATGAATAAAAATCTGCATTTGGATCTGTATTGGGAGTTGTAGCAGGTGTCCCTACATTCATATCTAAGTTTATATTTTTAATATTTTCTTTAGTTTGTATTTTATATTTAGTTCTAATCTCATCATTAGATGCTGTTGATGTTGATACATAGCTTGAAATAGCTGGGTGCTTTTCGTAATTAATATCCATTTTACTTATAGTATTATTAAATCCTGATGATGAAATTTGCAAGTTATTAATATCATTTTTTGTTAAAGATATTACTTCACCGTTATTATCTTTTGTAGTATACTCACTTGACTGCAATACATGTATAACTCTGCTTGTTCCATCAGGTCTATATTTAAATATAAAACCAAATTCATAAGTAATTTTATCTAAAATTGATTGTATATCTTTTGGTTCTAGTAACCAGTACCTAATTTCCCAGTTGTCGATGTGCCTATCATTATGTAAAGCTGTCCATCCATCAGGATCAGTTGTATCTAAGCCTACAAATCTAACAAGTATATCTCTTAATGCTTCATGTCCATGCTCAATTAAGTCTGAGCTACCACTATATGTTTCACTTAACCCATCATTAGCAACGTATAATATATCTTCAGGTTCTTCTGAGACTCTTTGAGTAATTAAAAATACATCATATATTTTAACTTCTGCATCAAAAGCTGGAGTTAATCCAAAATCAGGATCAGCGGGATCTGCAACTTCATTTAAATCAAATACCATTTTTAATTTTAATTGAGTTGATTTATTTGCTTGATTTACAAGTTCAGTTGTAGCAGATACATCATTACTATTAAAACCTATACCTCCAAAAGCAATATTAACAGTATTGTTACCTACATCATCATTACTTCTGTCAACATCAATAGCATATTTTATGCCTATAATATTAATTGTATTATTTAAAGATATTAATCTATTGTTATCGTGATCTTCTTTATCACTATCAAAAGCCCTTGTTACAGTTAAAGTATTAGACGATTTACTCAAAACAATCATTTTTTCATCATCTACTTTAATTACATCTCTATCACTTACATTAGTATCGTCATCAATATTTACCCCTGTTTCAGAATCATCTAGATCCTCTGCTAATAAAACATTTATACCATCCGTATCTTTTAAAAAATCATAATCATCTGATGATTTACCTGATACAGAATGAAAATTATAATCTAGTATAATTGTTTTGCTTGTATCTTCATTTAAATCTATTGAATAACTAGCATAAGTATTGCTATCTCCATCTAAAGCATTATCTGCATTAGCTATAGTAACACCATTATTACTAGCAGTTTCTACTGATTCTGCTCTATGTTTAAAGGATCTAAT